ATACATCTCACCTCCAAAATTTCTAGCAGAAATTATGACAATCCAGCATTGGTTTTGTCTAGCCTAACTCCTGAAAGTCAAGGGCGACATCCCTGTTGCGTCATGCCGAAGGCGTCTTGCCAAAGGCGTCTAGCTACGTGCTATGTAGCAGGGATATGTAGCCAGTGCTTACGGTGCCGAGTAAGGCTTAAATCACGCATAAACTATTTTCTTACAATAAACTAATGCTCAACGTCACATATAGTAAGGGTTTAGAAAAACAGAAGGTAAGTAATACGAAGTATATGATGATGCAATCATCTAAGACCTTCTCAACTGTTACCAATTCACATAAACCCTCCCCAGTGCTTACGATGGCTGCGGGAGCGTTTAACCAACAACAAAAGGAAAGATAATGACTAAGCTGCCTATGAAACGTTTAATAGCTCTAGTCCTTACTTTAACTACCCCAGCGGCATGTACGCTAGGGCCGATCAAAGTAGAACATGAATACGGAAGTGCTCCAAAAGTACATGTGGACACTTTCTCAGAGAATACGAAGCTCCGTGTTAGACGAGACAAGGTTGTCGTAGTCTACAAGAAAGAGTTTTAAGGCGATGCCTGCAAGAGAAAGGGATGGCCGTCCTATACTAATTAACTACAGGAGCTTACATGAGTAAGATCGACATACCAGACATTGCCTCTCAGTTTGGTTCCCAGACGGAGCTTAATGCTAGGTTTCAGCAGATTGAAGATGAGCTAAACGATAAAGTCCTCTACCGAGATAATACAGAGAATAACGGAGAGCCTAACCAGATGGAGAACGACATTGATATGGGCTTAAACAGCTTGTACAATGTTCAGCATATCTTTGTAGATGGGATGGATTTAGCGGAGGCGGTACGGGATCCTTCGGCAGTTGGTCCTCAAGGACCTCAAGGTATTCCGGGGAGTGAAGGACCGCTTGGTCCCGTTGGGCCTGCTGGTCCACAAGGACCTGTGGGGTCTGAAGGGCCTCTAGGGCCGCAAGGTAACCAAGGGTTAGCTCCTGACTCAGAGTTTGGGGATGGCGTAACAGAAACTTCGACATCTGTCCGTTTCCGTCAAGGCGATGGTACGTGGGGCGAGTATCAAGACATCCAAGGAGAGCAAGGTGTACAGGGTTTACAAGGTGTACAGGGAGTTTCCGGAGCGGCAGGGACTTCCTACGAAGTTGACGAGGCTGGACCGGAGTCAGGGAGATCTTCCTTTGACACAGAGCCTAAAGGCTTCTCTTACTTAAGCACGGACTACAGCACAGCCGTTACTATACTACCGACAGAGTTAGTAGATAGCACTAATACCGGAGACGGAACCACAGTAACCTTTAGCCACAAGTTTCCTTCAGAGTACCACTCAGCGACATTGGTTACAGTAGCAGGTTCATTACAACGGCCGCCTCAGTATACATATGGAACGAATACTATTACATTTGCAGTAGCCCCGCCTTCGGGTGCTCAGATTACTATGCGTTTTGTTAAAGTAGGTTTTACTACTTCTGCATTATTCATTAAATTATCCGCTACGTCAGGAGATTGGTCAGATCCGATTCCTTTCGGCGAGGGTCCTCAAGGTGCCCAAGGGCCGCAAGGTACTGTAGGACCGCAAGGGCCTCAAGGTATTGTAGGACCACAGGGAGAGCAAGGGGCCGTAGGAGATCAAGGTCTTTCAGGCCCGCAAGGCCCTCAAGGCAGTATAGGACCAGAAGGCCCTACGGGACCAACAGGCCCGCAAGGCCCTCTAGGACCCCAAGGCCCTGTAGGAGATGCAGGCACACGAGGCAGCAGAGAGTTCTTTAAGAACGTGTTCACTTCTTCGTGGAGCGCACAAACAGCGGTAGATGATATACAGGCAGGTGGGTATAACGTCCTTCAGGGGGACCAGCATACACAGCACTACAGCTCCGGGAACTTTTCAGAGGCCCGTATCTTCAACGGAGGGACACCTACTAACGACAGTTCTTGGGGTGTAGTAGATAAAGTAGAGGCGGGTCGTATACTGTCGATGGGGGGAGCTGATCTTTTGCCTAACGGCGATGCAGCTTATAAAAATGTTACCTCGGCCATTAATTCTACAAGCACCAATCTAGTGGCAACAGCTTTAGCTGTAAAGACCGTTAATGATAACATCTATGTCGGGGCAACAGCCACTGTGGCAGGAACCGTCAAGATGAAAGTTGTCGGCTCGACCCTTTATATCACCAATGATGGAACAGACGCATGACCGATTTACTCGTTAATGGTACTAATATGGATTCTGTTGTTGCTAACGGAACTTCTATTGACGAGGTTTATGCCAACGGCGCTCTTGTGTGGCGTCGTTTTATTTTAGCGGACAATGTTGGAAACGTGTATAAAATTTATAATTATGTCGGCGGGCAGGGGTTTGTGTATTTGTGGCCTGATGGGTCTACAACCAGTGACGTTGGTGGTGGAAGTTGGGGCTTGCCTATAACAACAGATATAGGCGACGATTATGATGTTAAGTTCACATACTCTTTACCTGCCGACTGGAGCAAATCGGCCGCAACACCCTCCTCCGGTAGCTGGGTAAGACTGGATGCAGCCCGTGGCTTGACGGTGAACAACAACATAAATTTCGATAATGAGACTACGATGTCGGTCAGCTACGCTATTAGAAGACACGGCACAACAACCACACTGTTCACCAGCTCTTTTGACATTACACTAATATATGAAGACGAGTAAGACTTTTAACAGGAAGGCTATTTAATATGACAGAACTAATTACATCACAGGGTATAGATTTAGAAAGCTTTCCTGTAGAAACCCGACAAATCTATGATACAGCGGGTACTTATACTTGGACCAAGCCTGATAACTGCACCTATATAGAAATCGAATGTGTAGGAGGAGGCGGTGGTGGTGGTGGTACAACTGCTCTTTCTGGCGCTATTGCTGGCGGCGGAGGCGGGGGATGCTATAGTAAGAGGTTTAAGATAGCGGCTAGTACATTACCTGCTACTCTATCTGTTACAGTTGGAGTAGGAGGAGTAGGTAACAGTGGTTCTGATGGCAGTGCCGGAGGGACTTCCTACGTAGGAACCACAGGAGATGCCTATGAATGTAGAGGAACAGGCGGTGGTGGTGCCCCTGAAGCAAATGTAGCAAGTGTCGTGTCACGAGGAGGTATTGGCGGAACGGGTACTCAGGTCCCCGGTGTTCTCGCCGCCGGTGATTTCATAATAGCAGGAAGCTATGGGGGTACGTCTGCTCCCGGAGAAGTTGGGGGCATTGGTGGATCATCTTTTTACGGAAACGCGGAGGCCACGGTCACAGTCGCCGGGGGCTCTGGTGGTTGGGACGCTGACCTGAGTACACCTCTCGTGCGGAGATCTTACGGAGTTGGCGGAGGCGGTGCATGGTCTAACGGATCTGCCCATCCAGGTGGTGACGGCGGTGCCGGTCTTGTTATTATTACGGAGTATTACAGTAACTAATGAAAATACGAGAAGTTCAGTGCAAGCGTTGGTTTTTAAGCGATTGGGTAGCCGCGATAACTCTCTACCCTTTCATTTTCTATAACACTACCCACGGTTTGTATAAATACGATTTCCCTGCTTTAAGGGTACACGAGTACGTACATATTAAACAGGTACGTCAATACGGTTGGTTAAAATTCTACTTAACATATCTTTACCAGAGCCTGCGTTATGGGTATCAAGGCAATAAATACGAGGTTGAAGCCCGTGAAGAAGAGGCAAGGTTTCGGAACTCGTGACTAAGAGGGTCGTATGTTTAAAGATAAGATGAATAGGTGGTTAACTGTAGGGTTATTTAAAGAACTTTCTAGCAATCCTGATACGGTTATAATGACCTTAGATGAAGCAAGAGAACGCTTCGTAGAACTCTCTGACATGACGGGATACCGATTCTCTCAGAAGTATCTAGGAAGTTGGGCACAGTGGCAGCAGCTAGAAGCTTCTGTTAATGTTGCGCCTGAGATCGAGAAGTGGCGGGAGGAGTTGGAAGTTAAGCTCCGTTGCGAAGGACTGGAGCGTATAGTAGAAGAATCTGCGACAGGTCACTTCCAAGCCAACAAGTTCCTAGTTGACCGAGGTTGGAGTACGCGAGAAGCGGGACGACCTTCTAAGCTAGAAGTTAAGAAGAAGATCGAAAGCGATAAAAAAGTAGTCGAAGCAGGTAAGAGATTTTTATCACCAATAAGGAGCTAATATGCCTACTAAAAAAGATTCAAGGCTATCCAGAGCGGGCGTCTCTGGGTACAATAAACCGAAGCGGACCCCTAGCCACCCCACTAAGAGTCACGTTGTTGTGGCAAAAGAAGGAAGTAAAATAAAGACAATACGTTTTGGGGAGCAAGGAGCTAAGACAGCAGGTAAACCAAAATCGGGCGAGTCAGCAGCGATGAAGAAAAAGCGGGCTAGCTTTAAAGCGCGTCATGCAAAGAATATCGCTAAAGGAAAAATGTCAGCAGCCTATTGGGCGAATAAAGCTAAGTGGTAAGGAGTTAATACATGGGTTGGAGAGAAGATGCAGAAGCTCGTGTCCGTAAAATGGATGAGCTTACTCTAGAGCGGCGAGAGTTATGCCTAGATGATTTAAGAGTTTTTGCTCAGACTGTTAACCCTCAGTACGCTTACGGTGACATCCACCTAGAAATATTCAAGTGGATGATGGATTATAAACTATTCGGTCAAGGAAATGAGTTAACAGGCAATAAGCTAGTAATGTTACCTCGTGCCCACTTAAAGAGTCATATGGTTGCTACTTGGGTAGCGTGGATTATCACAAAGCATCCAGAAGTAACCATTCTCTATTTATCAGCAACAAGTGAACTGGCAGAGACACAGTTATATGCGATTAAGAATATCTTGGAAAGTGATGCGTACCAGCATTTCTTCCCAGAGTACATCCACCCCCAAGAAGGTAAACGGGAGATGTGGAATAATAGAAAAATCTCTATCGACCATAAAGACAGGTCGGAACAAGGTATACGAGATGCTACGATCGCTACGGCAGGGCTTACAACGAATACTACAGGCTGGCACGCTGACATCATCGTACCAGATGATATAGTTGTTCCAGAGAATGCCTATACAGAAGAAGGCAGGAGTCTCGTAAGTAAGAAGGCTTCTCAGTTAACTTCTATTCGTAATGCAGGAGGCTTTACCTTAGCCTGCGGTACTAGATACCATCCTGCGGATATTTACGATACATGGAAAACACAAGAGTATGATGTGTATGATGAGGAAACAGATGAGTTCTTACGAAAGGAACTGATCTGGGAGATTGTAGAACACGCTGTAGAAACTAAAGATAACTTCCTTTGGCCACGTACTGAAAAGAACGGCAAGAAGTTTGGTTTCAACAAGACGGTACTTTCCCGTATCCGAGGAGAGTATGACGACATTGTACAGTTCTATGCACAGTATTATAATAATCCTAATGCTCCGGGAAGTAACCGGATCAACAGGAACAGGTTCCAGTACATAGATGAGCGTAATATCCGTTATAGCAACGGACAGTGGACAGTGTTAAACAAGCCTGTCAACGTCTATGCTGCAATGGACTTTGCATACACAACAACTAAAAAGTCCGATTACACGGCGATTGTTGTGATAGGAATAGACCCTGAAGGGTTTATATACGTCCTTGATATGGACAGATTTAAGACTGATAAGATTAAAGTGATGTTTGAGCATCTAGCACAGATGCACGAGAAGTGGACCTTTAGACGGCTTAGGGCAGAAGTAACAGCCGCTCAGAGCATGATCGTAGGGGACTTCAAGGATTATATTCGGCAAGAAGGCATGTCACTGAGTATCGACGAGAATCGTCCATCAAGGCATGAAGGGACTAAGGAAGAACGAATGGGTTCTATCCTTGAGCCTCGGTACGAGAACTTAACGATGTACCACGTTAAAGGGGGTCTGACCCCTGCTCTTGAAGAAGAGCTAATACTAGCGCGTCCGAAGCACGATGATTTGAAGGACACGTTAGCTAGCGCTATAGCCGTTGCTAAAGCTCCTAGAGGGGCGAGGAACGGTGTTAAGCGCTCTAATGTAATATACAATAAACGATTCGGTGGGATTTCCTACCAGTAAGGAGAGCTATATGAGTACTTTATCCACATGGGCGGCTATGAAGCTTACAGGCCAAGATAAGAAAAATGCGGAGCGTAAGAAGAAAGAAGCGGCTAAGAAGAAAACAGCCGCTAAGAAGAAAACAGCCGGGAGCAATCCTAAGAAGACTAGTAAGAAGAAGTAGACCTTTACTAAATCCTAAATAGAGGAATTCAATATGGCAGGCACGGTAGCTGAATTAGCCGGTATGTTTGGAGAGTTGTCTGATGAGACTGGCAGGAATGTTGGCTACATGTGGGACAAATGGTCTAACCAACGTCAAGGCTGGGTAGAAGAGAAGAAAGAGCTACGTAGCTTTATCTTTGCCACGGACACACGTACAACGACAACAGCCGCGTGGAAGAACTCCACAACTCTCCCTAAGATTTGTCAAATACGGGATAACTTGCACAGTAACTACTTGTCAGCAATTTTCCCTAATGATAAGTGGCTACGTTGGGAGGCTTACGATAAAGCCGCTGCTTCTAAGGAAATACGTGAGATGGTTACGGCGTATATGCGCCACAAGATGATTCAGGTAGACCTACGAAGCGAGGTAAGTAAACTAATCTATGATTATATTGACTTTGGTAACTGCTTTGCAGAACCTGAGTGGGACTATGGTAGCCTTAGTGTAGACGGTAACGGTCATACACATACAGGCTATGTAGGTCCAAGAGTGCGCCGTATTTCTCCTTTGGATATTGTGTTTAATCCTTTGGCTCCTACATTTGAGGAAGCACCTCGGATTATTCGCTACATTAAGACACTCGGAGAATTGCAGGAACTTGCTAAAACCTCCTCTATGTGGGAAGAGGCTTTAGCCAAAACGAAAGGAATGAGAGCGGGAGCAGGATCATACACTGTAGATGATTACCATAAGGCACTGGGTTTTAGTGTTGATGGGTTCGGTGATATGAAGGAGTACTACGACACGGAATACGTAGAGATCTTGCGCTTTTTAGGGAATTACTATGACAAAGAGACAGAAACTGTCCACACAGCTAAAGAAATTATTGTTATTGACCGTAGTATTACCGTTAGTACTAGGGACATTGTTTCTCCTGTGGGCAACGGCAATGTATCACACGCCGGTTGGAGAATGAGACCAGACAATCTATATGCTATGGGACCGCTAGACAATCTAGTAGGGATGCAGTATAGAATTGACCATTTACAGAATCTTAAAGCAGATGCTATGGACTTACTTGTTCATCCACCATTAGCTGTACAAGGGGATGTAGAAGCATTTACATGGGCACCAGAGGAGGTGATCCAGATCATTGGTGAAGGTAGTGTTACCGAGTTGACTAAATCCGCTCAAGGAGTAGCAGTTGCTGACGCTGAGATTAACATGCTGGAAGCGCGAATGGAAGAGTTTGCAGGAGCGCCGAAGGAAGCTATGGGGGTACGCACCCCCGGCGAGAAGACACTTGGAGAAGTTAACCAGCTAGCTAATGCAGCAGGCAGGATCTTCCAAGAGAAGACAACTAACTTCGAGGTCTTCTTAGAGAAACTATTAAAAGGGTTGCTTGCAGAAGCGACTTTACATGAAGGCGGTACTGATATACCTCTGATGGACGAGGAGATGGGTTTTGTAGACTTCACTAAGATTACAAACAACGATCTTATCCAGAACGGTACACTACGTCCTGTAGGTGCAAGACACTTCGGACAGACCGCTAAACTTGTAACAGATCTTACTGCTATTATGAACGGACCGTTAGGGCAGATGATTGGCCCTCACATGTCTGGGAAGAATGCAGCACAGATGGTGGAAGATGTCTTTGAACTTGGGCGTTATGATCTTGTAAGACCGAATGCGGCAGTACATGAAAACGCAGAGACTCAAAGTGCAATGAACACCGCAGCCGAGACTAGTATGGTAGAGGCTGGAACACCGGGAGTTGCTTAATGAAGTTAAACTCTAAAGTGATTAAAGCGCTACCAGAGGACTTCTCTAAAGAGGAGTTCGAGAAGCGCGTCTTAGCTAACAGTGATCTATTTGGTCACTTCGCTAAGGTAATGCGGAAAGGCTTAGAGGCTCACAAAGCCGATCAGATAAAGACATCGAAGTATGATGTCTCTAACTGGGCCTATTTACAGGCTGACTCGAATGGGTATCAACGTGCCTACGAGGAAGCCATACAACTACTCAATTTTAAGGATTAACAGATGACCGACCAGTCTATCTTTAACAACGATAACTCAAGCCCACAAGGCGAGGGAGATCAAGGTAAAAACGAACCCACTCCAGCAGACCAGCTATTAAGTGAGATCGTTAATTCCGAAGGCAAACAGAAGTATGGTTCAGTGGAGGAGGCTTTAAAAGGTCTCGGTAACGCACAGGAGCATATTCGTCGTTTAGAGGAAGAAAATTCGGACTTTAAACAGGGTGCAGAGAAATCCGCTACACTCCAAGACGTTCTAGATGCCATGAAGCCGGATCAGGGCGAACCCTCTTCTAATGAGGAAGTTGCTCAACTAGGTGAAGGCGATATAGCTAAAGTGTTGGAAGACATGCTAGCTAAACGTGAGACAGCATCATCTCAAAAAGCTAATACCACTAAGGTAGCTAATAAGTTTGTTGAGGTACACGGTGCAGAAGAAGCAGAGGCTAAGTATTACGAAGCGGCTGCTAGTTTAGGTTTCAGTAAGGCTGAAATCAATGAGCTATCTGCCCGTAACCCTGATGCCGTCTTCAAAATGCTTGGTGTAGATGCCGAGAAAGAACCCACCCCTAGCTCACTGAAAGGTGACGTTAATGCAGGTGAGTTTAATCAACAGAAACCTGACGCGCCTCGTTTCAATCCTTTCCAGCCCGGCCCTAACTCAGATTTAGCGGCTTGGAGGAAATCTAAGGAACAAACTAATTCGCGTCTCGAACTAGATTAATAAAGGAATTAACAAATGTCAATTACTACAGCCTCAAACCGCTCTTTTATCGAAGCGGAACAGTATTCAGATTTCATTCTGACTACCTTACACGATGGTCTGCTCCCCGGTCAATTCTTCCGTAACGTCTCTGACTTCGGTTCCGGTGAAGTATTGAACATCAAAACTATCGGTGAAGCTCAGATTCAAGAAGTTGAAGAAGACGCTCCGATCAAATACAGCCCTATCGAAACGGGTGAAGTTGAACTACGCATCACTGAATACGTAGGCGACGGTTGGTACGTAACCGACAAGATGCGCCAAGACGGTGCTCAAGTCGAGCAGTTGCAAGCTACCCGTGGTAAAGAAGCCACTCGTGCTATTCAAGAATATTTTGAAACTCAAGCACTGGCTACTTTAAACGCAGGTCAGGACCAGAACGGCACTAACTCCGTAAACGGTCACGCACACCGTACTGTAGGTACAGGTAACAACAACACATTTGAGTTTGCTAACCTAATTCAAATGCGTCTAGCTTTCAACAAAGCTGAAGTACCAATGGGCGGCCGTGTCGGTATCGTAGATCCTGTTGTAGAAGCCACTTTAAACCTGAAGTATCAGGTTACTACTACAGGTACTACTGACAACAGCTTAGGTGCTAATCCTACTGTTCAAGGTATCTTCCAAGAAGGTTGGGCACGCGAGCATAGCTTCGTAACCAGCATCTTTGGTTGGGATATTATGACTTCTAACCGTTTGCCTAAAGGTACATTTACTGATGGTACTACTTCAGTCGCGGACGGTGTTGCTAATATCTTCATGTGTGTGCTAGACGACAACTGCAAGCCTCTGATGTCTGCATGGCGTCAAATGCCTAAAGTTGAAGGCGATCGTAATAAAGATCTTCAGCGTGACGAGTTTGTCCAGACAGCTCGTTTTGGCTTCGGTATCCAGCGTAAAGATACTCTAGCAGTTCTTATCACTGATGCAACTGTATACGAGTAATAACACGGCTCCCTCCTCTGCTTAGGCACGAGGGAGTTCTTTTACTCTTATTAATTATTAAAGGAAATAAATATGTCTTATGAAAGTGGAACCAACGGCCTAAATGTTGGTCAACGTTACGGTGTCCGTGAAGTAGGTAACGTACAAGGTGTTACCTGCGCTACATCCGGCGAAGGCCGTATGGTGTTTGAATTTGATGGCACTAGCCCAACAGCTTTAGCCGCTCAGTCATTTAGCATTCCAGAAGGCTATGCAGTTATTACTGCTGCTTATCTGGAAACAGAAGTAGCTTTTGCTAGCGGTACAGTGGATATTGATGTAGATGGTACTCCTATCAACACAGCTCCTGAAGTACTGAATGTGCTAGGTGTATCGGACATGCCTCTAGGTACAGTAGAGTCTATCTCTTCTGCCAACGTGGTTACTGTCTCGAATCCTACTGCCGCAGTCGCCGCAGCGGGTGGTTCATACGCCAAAGTTATCGTAGAGTTTACTCGCGTATAAATCTTACGGGGCATGTCTTAACCGACCTCTGCCCCATTTTTGTCTTTAGGAGGGCCAAATGGCCGAACATAATGAATTAACAGGTACACAGCTACATGAGCCTAAAGGCGTAGCAGACGCTGATGAGGGAACTATTTATACAGCAGACGGATCTGGATCAGGAGCTTGGCAAGCCCCGACTCCCCCCGGAACTTTAATAGGATTCTTCGATTATGCTGATTTGGCTACCCAGACCACTCCTATTAGCGTAGCAGGTGGGGCGTCCGTTGGCGATTCATGGACCTATCTCACTAATGATGCACTCGGTGCAAATACAAATAAAACATACAGACCCGCAGGCGTAAACGATGTCTGGAATGCATCCACAGGCAAGTTTGACTGGGAAGACCTAGTATTAGGTGATATGGTAGATATACGTTTAGATATTCAGATAACAACTACATCTGCTAACCAAACAATTGCTCTCTTTCTAGAGATGGCTACGGATAGTGGAACACCTTATGATATTCCTTTTGCACAAGGGATTGTCAAGACAGCGGGAACTAACATTGTTAACCAATATAACGGTGTATATATGGGAAGTTCGGCTACATTAAATAATCGCGCTCGGTTTAAAGTAAGTTCGGACGCAAGCGCTACCGTCACTGTAAACGGATGGTATTGTAAAGTATTAATTAACAGGTAAGAATTATGGCTAAGAAAGGCGAGACAAAAAAGAACGCTAGTAAGCGATCTAAACAACAGCGCAAATATAATTCTAAGCCGGAACAAAAGAAGAATAGAGCAGCGCGTAACAAAGCGCGAAGACAGGCCATTAAATCAGGGGCTGTTAAGAAAGGAGATGGCAAGGATATTGGCCACAAGAAGCCCCTAAAGAACGGTGGATCTAACGCGAAGTCAAACCGCAAGGTACAAGACCGCAAGAGTAACCGTGCAGAAGGTGGTAAAATAGGTAATAAGAAAGGTAAAGCCAAAGGCGGCCGTAAAGGAGGTAAGAAATGAAGATGACGTTACTTGACATGGTTATTGACATCATGTCTGATATGGACTCGGATAATGTATCAAACATCGCTTCTACAGGCGAGAGCGAACAAGTAGCCCGTATAATCCGTTCAGTTTTCTTCGAGATGGTGGCCCGTAAAGACTGGCCGCATTTACGTAAGACGCTTTCTTTACAGAATAGCGGAATAATTACCCAGCCTAATCGACTTAAGATACCTGAAGGGGTAAGCCGTTTAGATTTCCTTTCATACAGCTCTAAATTAAAAGAAACAGATGACCAAAAGTTTAGGGAACTTAAATACATGTATCCTGATGAATTTATTAGACACACTAATAGTCGTGTGCCTTCTAATGAGTTTATTGATACAGTAACCATAGGTGATATGGAACTGTTTATTCTTAACGATACAGCTCCTACATACTACACAAGCTTTGATGATGAATGGATTATAACCGATAGCTATGTAAAAACACTCGCTCACACGCTACAAGGCAGTCAGTCACAGTGCGTCGTTTACATGGCCCCTTCTTGGACACACGAAGATACATTCGTACCCGATCTTCCGGCAGAAGTCTTTCCGACCTTCCTTGCGGAAGCCAAGAGTACATGCTTCCTTCGGATTAAAGAAGTACAAGATCAGAAAGCAGAACAGCAAGCTACCCGTGGTAATATTGCTATGGCACAGCGTAATTGGAAAGTCAAAGGCGGAGTAAGGTATAATAACTATGGCAGAGCAAGCAGAAAGTACGCAACAGGAACCCACTTTAACCCAAGGCAGTTCAGCGGAGCCGTTGACTAAACCTAAGAAGAAACCTAAGAATAAGGCAGGGGCTAACAAGAGGTTATATGTACGGACCGTAAAGGTAGGCACATACGAGATCGTTTATGAAGGAGGTGGGGGAGTACCTACAGAACTTCAAGGTGACTGGAACAGGCAGGCAATAGCCCTTAACGCTATCGCTCTATACGAGAAGAGGAAACAAAATGGCAAAGGGAAGAATTGAATTTAACACCTTTGTAAAGGGGTTAATGACAGAAGCCGGGCCTTTAACGTACCCAGAAGGTGCCTCGCTTGAGGAACAGAACTTTGTACTTAATAGGGACGGCAGTCGGCAACGGCGTTTTGGTATTGATTTCGAGGAGAACCATCTTCCCCAAGTTACAACGGCAATAGAATCCGACAGAGTTTTAACAACACATAGCTGGGATAATCCGGGAAATTCAGGAGGACTGTCTTTCTTAGTCGTCCAAGACGGGGAGTATCTCCGTGTGTACAATGCCAACTCCGAGACTATATCAAGGGAGAAAATTGCATTTTCAACAGGCTCTTATCTTCATACCTTACCAAACTGGGATGACGAAGTAGAAGCTTCGACTACTTCCATTGACGGAGAGCTTTTTATTGTAGGAAGTAACACCGAAGTAGTTGCCTTAACTTACGATGTGATTACTGAGCAAATAAATGTACGTACTTTTTCTCTAGAGATGAGAGATCTGTGGGGAGTAGACGACGGGTTAGGAACAAGCGAGCGTCCTGATGGTTTGTCCCACGCACACTATTATAATCTACGTAACCAAGGTTGGCCGTCTTTCTATCAATGCCTTACATCCAGAGATGGCGACGGATCTACCTATACTAATCCTATTCCTTTCTCTTTTCAACATCTCGTCTTATATCCGTCTAATTCAGACTTGATACACATGCACACTGAGACGAGTGTAGAGGACGCAGAGAACTTAGATGCCTACAGTCCTTGGAGGATGAGAAAAAGCGCTGAAGGGACATCAGAGGCTCCTAGAGGGTCGATGATTCTGGATGATATATGGAACCGAGGAGCGGCTAGGACAAGAGCTAACCGGCTACAGTCCGATGTAAGCCAACATCAGTGGGAGTACCTCGTTCTTCCTTCGGATCGGGCAAGAGGGAGGATAACATCGGTAGCCTCTTATGCAGGGCGTCTGTTCTATTCTTTTAAGCAAGACTCCCTCACATCTTCCGACGACAGGTCCCCTAGCTTAAGTACGGTAATTGCGTACTCCCAAGTCGGGACAGATAACGCGGCTAAGTGTTACACGAAAAATGACCTAGCTTCTGAATCGTTTAATGATGTACTAGACACGGATGGAGGTTTTGTCACCATACCTGAAGTTGGGGAAGTGTACGATTTACAGGTTCTAGGAGATTCTCTGTTTGTAATCGCCTCTAACGGGGTATGGGAAATACACGGAGGAGAAAAGTCTTTTTCTGCAACCAACCAAAGCCAGTCTAAAGTATCAAACATAGGGGCTATAAGCCGTTCTTCTGTAATAGTAGCAGACGACGCTCTAGCGTATTGGGCAAGAAGTGGTATTCAGACAATTTCTTTGGATAAAGTAAGCCTTCGAGGAACCCCTCAAAACATCACACAGGCGACGATACAGACAGCTTATGATTCAATAACCCCTCTCGCTAAAAGGCAAGCCGTGGGCGTATATGACGAAACAAGCCGTCAATTAAGGTGGTTGTACCGAACTAAACAACTGCCGGATAACAAGTTGTTTAATACCGAACTGGTATTTGATTTGAATTTAGGGGCTTTCTATACTAACCACTTTGGAGACCTTAGTGGCAGTTATGCCTATCCAGTAGGTTATGTAGATGTTCAGGATGTACTCATACTATCCACAACAGAGAATGTAACAGCTGGAGGGGTAGACGTAACTGCGGGAGGGGTAGACGTAACAACCACACGGCGGAGTGTTTCCGAAAGCGTGAGGGGATCTACCAAGTATCTCTCCGCTTATAGTATATCAGGAGGCGCTTGGTCTTATACAGTAGCTCAGTTGAAGAATCTAGATTTTAACGACTGGCCGCAGATAGACGGGGGTGTAGATAGCCCTGCCTATCTTCTGACAGGCTTCTGGACAGGGGGTACATCATCTAAGGATAAACGGATGCCTTACTTGTTTACCCACTTTAGGCGGACAGAGCAGGGGTTTGATGAAAACCTTAACCCTATAGGCGCTAGTGGTTGTCTTGTACGAGCACAGTGGGAATGGACAGAGTCACTTGCCGCTGGTAAGTGGGGAACGGAGTTCCAAGCCTATAAGCTTCCTAGATTCTATAGCCCTGCCGATATAAACGATCCTATGGACTATGGGTATACAGTAGTAACTACAAAGAACAAAGTTAGAGGCTCTGGCCCTGCTTTAAGTCTTTTATTTACTACAGAACCCGGTCTAGATTGTCATATCTATGGCTGGATAACTGAGATAAACGAAGAAGAAAATTAATTTATTTTAATTATTTTTATCTTTTTACTTTCTAAAGTGCGTTCTGGAGCGTCAAATAAGACAGTAGTCCAGAAAGTTAGAAGGTAATATACACTGGTACTATCTCTAGGAGGTAGTATCAGTATTTAGGAGGTTGTATGGATAAGATAGCAGGACTTACAATAGGAGGCGGTGATAATCTTCCTCAAAATTCCTATCTAAAAGATAAAGTTCTTGAGTTGGAAGAAAGTATGTTAGCAGTCGGGGGTACAACAGACACAGAGTCTATTTCCCCTGTAAATAATTACCACTGTAAAGGCACTTATGCAAGAGAGATTTTTATAATCAAAGGTACATGTATAGTAGGAAAGATTCACAGGCATGAGCATATTAATGTAATTTCCAAAGGAAAGTGTTTGGTAGTTACAGAAGCCGGGAGAGAGATACTAGAAGCTCCTTTGACGTTTATCTCTTTGCCGGGAATTAAGAGGGCGGTCTATGCAATAGAAGATACCGTATGGACTACCGTACACCCAACAGAGAAGACCGATATGGATGAAATAGAGAAAGAGATTATAGCGCCCAGCTATGAAGATTTAGATAATGTATTGGAGGAGTTGCTATGAGTTTTGGTTATATAGCACTGGCTGCTGTGGTTACATCAACGGTTGTAGCAGATAGACGCGCAGACAAAGTAGCGAAAGCTCAAGAAAAACAGGCTGAGACAGAACAGGCTATTCAAAGCGAAGAAGCAGCAAGGGCTAAACGTAAGACCTTAGCTGAAGCTCAAGTTGCAAGAGCTGAAGTAGAGAATGTAGCCGCTGCTGGTGGCCAATCTTTAGGTTCCGCTTCAATAACAGGACAGCAGTCCATCACGGGCCAAGCCGCTTCAAACGTTTCCCAGATTAATCAGAGTGTTGATTTCGCTAATCTACGTAGTGAAGCTGCTCAAGATGTAGAGAAAGCAGGTAGACAGGGTATCGGGGAAATGCTCTTACATAAAGGTGCCGGTGTGGCAACAGGCGTATTAGGCACAAAAATCGGTAAAGCATTATAACTTAAACAACTTAACTTCTCAGAGGCGAGGGGCATTATGGAAGTATATGAAGAAGAAGGACCACAACCTGAAGTATATGAGGAAGTGGTTCCACCACAAGTGGATATAAATCAACGGAACACTGATGCGTTAGATGAGGCTTCATTAGCCGCTTCTCGTGGAGAGTCTTATGAAGAAAAGTTCCAACAAGTAAGCCAAGATCCTGTTTACCGTCCTTTGGATGGATTTGAGCGTGCTGAGAAATACACTCCTATTTACATGCAGGACGTAGAGAAGTCTATTACCGCCAAGCAAGAGTTGGGAGAAGAGGTTGACCGGCAAGCCGTAGTAGACAATGTGACTTCCTATCAGGAAGGGTCTATGGGGGCTTGGGAAGGCTATAGGTCACAGGTTGATTTGCATCCACAGGCGGAATATTTAGATGATGTCCAGAAAAACAAAATAGCCACTATTAGTTATTTGCAGGATAAATCCAGCCAAGTTTTTGATGAAATGGGTTGGACAGATTGGGCTGAAGAAATAGGCACTATGGTTGTATCTCCTGATATGGAGAATCTTCGTATGAGTGAGGTAGCTGACTTGGTGGGTATGGATTTTACCCTGAAGGACGGTATTAACTACGTAGACTTCTTAGGCCGTTTATCTGCTCATATTAAGGAGCTTCCTCCTAAAGAGTCTGTAGAGACTATTGATACAATCATCGAAGGCTGGGAAGACATATTAGGGAATAACCGATTTTCTTTAGGTGTCCTCCTTAAAAACCTAACAGGGGACTATAATCACGATACTGAGAAAATGATGATTGGTCTGGGGACGCTGGACCAAGCGTTGTCTACTACAATTATTGGCACTGCCGCCGGTAGAATTATTAAGAGTGTTAACGCTATTAATAAAGCAAGTAAAATGAATAACGTTCAAGCCCTTTCGGAGATAGTTAAGAAAGGTGTTAAGTTTGAGCTAGTTCCTAATGGAGTTGATGCAGAAGATGCGGCAGGAACTATCATGCCGCTAAGTACAATCAATACACTGTCTCCGGGAGCTAACAACAGGTTGGCTCCTCAAATAGTTAAAGAGCAAAGTAAAGTAGACATTCATTTAGCAGAAGTGGATAGACTAAATTCCTTCGGAGTGGGCCTAACCCCTAAAGAACAAGATATTGCGGTAGCACGTAAGATCAAGCAGATGGAAGAGGAAGAAGGTTTACTGGGTGTTTCCGAAGTTTCTCGTACTGACAAGGGAGTTACGGTCAAGTACCGGACAGGTGCGGGAGAGAAAGAGCAGGTTCGTGAAGCTGTCTATACTCTTGATGACGTAGGTAACTTCTCCTCGGACGGTGTAAAAGGCTATCGTCTATATGACTTCAAGATAACTTCCGCTAACTTCCGTTTTTGGGAGGATAGAAAGTTTTTGGTACAGTTACCCGAACAGATGCAGTTTCAGGCAGCTAAGATCCGGGAATCCTATGACAAAGCTATTAAAGGGGCTTTAGGTTCGTTGAACCGTACCTCCTTCAGTAAAGTAGATCAGCTTCTTACTCAAGGAGATGAAGCTGCTGAGACATACAGCAGACAGGATCTGACAAGCGGTGTTACAGGTATTAGGTACACAGAGGCAGAGGCGGATGCCTATGCAGGGATACGTCAAGTAGTAGACCACATGTACCATTCTAAAAATAAGCAGATACTGGACTCTTGGAAAGCTTCTGGTATTAAGGTTACCGAGTGGGCAGGACAGACCCAGCCTATGAAACGGTACGGAGATGTACAGTCCGCCCTGACAGGGTTTAGGCAAGCAAAGACACGAACTCACATGATTGGAATAAATCAAGGTGATGGCAAGTTCGATAGATTCATCTTTGATGGTCCTAACGACATGGACGATGAATGGCTTAAGGCTAAGTATGCGGAAGGTTATGAACTGTCCCGTGTAACTAACGGCAGGCTCCTTGACATGGGTGATACTCAAGCTGAGTGGGCTTTAGTCAAGAAAGGCGACTTTAGAGAGCCTTCAGGTATGGTACTAGGCCGCAGAGAAGGCTACATGCCTAAGATTAGAAAGAATGGCCATTTCTTTGTTAAACGTATGACAGAGACGAGTATCGGAGGCAAAATGGTCTCAGGTGTTCCTAATACTATCCGTTACTTCGATAACCATGCAGACGCTAAGAAGTGGATAGAGAGACAAGATGATGCAGACGATCTGAAAATACTTGCGGATGGCGAGATGTCGGCAGCAGCCCGCGAGGATGAGTATACTAATATCTCTGGGGGGCTGTTTACAGGAGCACGTAAACAGACGGAAATTCCTTTCGGCCTAGAAGAACAGGTGAGAACCGGGGAAAGAGCTGACGCTTTACACGGTTTACAGCGTTATGTCAACCACCTAGCCAAGCAGATGCCCTACAACCTCTATAGGATGGGGTTACGGCAACGTTGGGAGAAGACTGCTAGAGATCTAGGGGCTTTGGATAAACGCGCTGTAGGGGCCTTTGACGAGCTTGTAGAGCAACTTGATAGAAAGCATCCTTCCTACGGTTTCTTAAACGATGGCCATAATCAGGTAAGTTTAATTAGCGGTGTACCGACAGCAGAGGAAAAAGCCGCTAGAGCAGCCTCTGGTGCTATGGCCATGTGGTTGGAAAGGTTTGGCCCGTTTGGGAAGAAATTGGCGGCCAAAGTACACGGTAAGGACATGGCGTCAGAAATATCTGGTGTAATGCGTGGAGCCACGTTTCATACATTACTAGGTATGTATAACCCCGCTCAGTATCTGATTCAGGCAAGTGGTGCATTGATTGCTTTTTCTATTAATCCAGTACACGCTACGAAGGCTATAGGTCAGTCTATGGCGTTCCAAGTACTTGACCGTATGGTGGCACGTAATCCCCGGAAGATGGATGACTACTTGAAGTGGATGGAAGCTAGAGGTATTGATACAGAGGGCTATAAGCTATGGAATAAGAGTGGGCTAAAGCAGAGTATTACTTCTGCTAACGTGGACTACGAGGGCTTGTGGGCAGATCTACCTTATGACGCTGGCTTGTTTCGTAGAGTTATGGCTAATGACACTTTCTTCTTCAAGTCAGGTGAATTAGTATCAGCGCGGGTAAGTTTTGCTACTGCGTACAACAGATGGAAGACTTTGCATAAAGGTAAGGAAGTTACTGACTCGGATCTTCCTGACATTCTAGCACGTACTGAACAGTACCGCTTGAACATGTCAAGAGCGAACAGCGCTAAGTTCCAGTCAGGTATGCTAAGTGTTCCTACACAGTTCCAGCAAGTTAATACTAAGTTCATGGAGAAGCTCTTTGGGAGAGGCGAACTGACTGCGGCAGAGAAAATCAGGATGGCTTCAGGACAGGCTGCTTTCTTTGGGGCTATGGGTGTTCCTATCGTTGGGTATATAACACCTGTGTTGATGGACCACTTAGGCTTGAACGCAGAGACATTGAACGAAGAAGAACTTACCTTGGTACGTAACGGTGCTTTAACGTGGTTATTCAACGACTATATGGACATTAACAGCGTAATTTCGGGGCGTATGACGTTAGGTGGGGACTTTGTGGAAAAGGTCTTTAACGCGGCTGTAGAGCCTACTAGGGCCATTGAAGTGTTGGCTGGGCCTTCTTACAGTATCATGGAGAAGTCGATGAATGGTATATGGAACGTCCGTACCGCACTATCTGCGGATTTCTCGGCAGAAGGTTTAGATGTTAATAAGGTAGCTGTAGTCACTGAAGTACTTGCCAAGTCACTCGCGCAGTTCGCAGGACCCGTAGCTAACAGCCTTAAGGCTTACGACATGACGCATAGCAAGTTCTACAAGAACCGTGCAGGTCGTCCTATCTTTGAGTGGACAGATCTTAACGCACAAACTATATTGTTCCAAGCGTTAGGTTTCTCCCCTACAGAGGTAGCAGACTACTACGAGATTAATAACCGTAATGGCGGCATGATTCCTACGGGAATGGCTAACTTAGATGCCAAGCGAATTACGTTTATTATGAACATGTTAGATGGTTCGGATGACGAAGATTCTACTCAAGCTATGTTGTGGGCTATCAACACAATTAAGTCTAAGTATAAGCCGGAAGATCAAGTTAAGTTAATTAAACAAGTAACCAATCTAATCAAGCATCCAGAAGATGTCTGGGAAGATAATACTAGGAAGTTATTAGAGGGATGGACATCAGAACTGTCTGACGGTTTCGGTAGCATGGTCCGTCTATCTAAAGCGAAGACCAACCCCAGAGTAGCTAGAGAGTTGGATGAGAGAGGTATTAAAGAATAATGACGGAATTTAAAAGAGATTTAGCAAGTTCTAACCACCAAGCTAGAGGTATTACCGTTCACGGTGATCCTAGAGCGGCCCAAAAACAGCAGCTAGTCGAGATGACTAGCCAGCTCGTTAAGGGGGTAGGCTCTGGGTATGCAGTAGGCAAGGGAGAGGAGCAGTTAGGTGTGGAGGAGACGCAGGAACAAGCTGACGCTTTTGTAGCAGAAGCTTTCCGTGCGCCTCATAGCAAGTTAGGGGACGTTGTTCACACAGGGGGTGGGGAGACGATCCCTACCTCCGAGCCTACTAAGGAACAGGTTTCAGAACAGCGAGCAGCGTTCTTATCTAAGGCAGACTTGAATGATAAACGCATTCAATCCGCTCTGGATCAAGGCCGTATTAGCAGCACTGAAGCTAACAATCGTCGTATCCAGAACCGTAAAGAGTTTGCTAGTAATCCTATCTCTGCTTTGTTTATCGCAGACTATGATCGCACGGTTGGTGGTGGATCGGCTGGGGCGGCTAGGGGAGCTTTCTTCGGGAAAACTACTCAAGAGAAAGCGCAGGAAAAGATCCTCACAGATCGCATCGTACAGGCAGATAAGGATGAACAAGCTGCGGAATCTATATCACAGAAGCGGAACATCCCTATTGAGATTTCCCGCAAACTTATCGCGGATCACAAAGCCACGCAACAAGAAGTTCTAATGCTTACAGAAAGGGAGAAGTTAGGTAAACTAGGGGCATCAGACGCATACAGATTGCATGCAGGTAAAACTATGCCGGTGTATGAGCAGGTTACTCGTGAGCTACAGAAAGTTATAACAGCGTCAGAGGCAGGAGCTAGCGCGGAGTCCGCCAACGCTTTTAGGACTTCCCTCAACCTCAAGGAATCTGAAATTCTGTTACAAATAGAAGGCAGTAACATGATGCCTTCTGTTAAAGACAAGGAGAAGGAAAGGACTAAGGCGATATTCACAGGTATTCGAGACCAGTTGAAGGATTCTTCCTTTACATCTTCCTTTACTCGCTTGAAAGAAGAGAAAGCGGCTGAGATAGCGCACAAAGTCACTTTTAGGCAATCGCAATTTATCGACAGTTCCCCTTCAATTCTAAATGCGTTTGCTATAGGAGGAGAGAAGAATATTGTAACGATGATGGATCTTATGATTAACGCTCAATCTATGGCTGATAAATTCGGTATTGCAACCAATCCTATGTACGGACTTCTTTTAAACGGCCCGCCAGAGGACACCGTAGCCGCTATAGATGGGGGTATGGGGAAAGTGATTAAAGGGGATGGAGCACTAGAGGCTAACGAGAGTATTGCTGTAGCTCTGGCTCAAGGGAAAGTAGGTGTCCCTACACTGATGGCGGAAGCTTTAAAGGCTAACCCAGAAGGTGTTAAGGAGGTACTTAGTCAAGTTAAGAACTTACGTTTAGACGTATTAGCGAATGATAAAGAAATTCAATCACTAGCTAAGTCAGATCCTGAGTTGATAAAAGTGTACATGGACACAGCTGCTAGAGACGTTATCTCTACACAGATCGGTTCAGGGGGCGAAGTCCCTGAATACGTTAAGATTACGGCCCCTAAACGTACTCAGGGACGGGGTAAGTCAGGTAGGCGCACAGGCAACAGGTGGATTCTAGATGGAGGCGGTGTTCCTCTAGGGGAAGGGTACAAGGCGCAGATGATCGGCATGTACAAGCTTGCACAGAAGAATCCCTCTATGTGGAATAAAGACTTTTCCTCCATCGAGCAGTTTGTTAATAGCAAGTTCGTCCTTAACGGCCCTGTAGCATCGGAGCAGGATGTTATAGAGGAGAAAGTTTTTGAGAAAAAGGGTATAGGAAGATTCCCTGACCGAGATCCAGCCGTTAGTGGGTGGACGGAAGAGGAAAAGGGAGACATCAGAACTACCTTAGAGGAAGAACAAGAGGAGTTTGATAAAGCGATGGCGGATATAGACCTAACGCCGGAGCAACAGAGGCGGGTAGCTGATGCGATTGATATATTTAATATTCGCGGTAATAGGGCCCCTACTCGTACTCGTAGGGAAGTTCAAGCTGGCTTTGATAAGGATGAACAAGAGAGAATGGATAAAGTTCTCGAAGACTTAGAGAAGCAATACAGCGATCTTAAATAAACAGAAGAGAAGCTAAATGGAAAAGAATTTTGATTACTACTCCAACCTAGCTCAGAAAGCTCTGGAGGCAGGTAACAAGGAACATGCTGGCGTATTTATGGACAAGGTACGTTCGCTTGCTGCCGCTCCAGTAGCTGCTCCACAGGCGGAGGCCGTGGATTCTGAAGTTAACCAAGCTGCTATTGATGTCCCTGATGACAGAACAGCGTATGATGGGGCCGTCCAAGAAGAAGCTATTAGTAGCCCTCCTAGAGAAACACCTGAACAAACACACTTCTTAGACCTTATGGCGGAAGTTGAGGGTGTCAAACGTCATCAAGGAGCAGAGGCTAATGATAAAGATACTCATGGTTATGGTTTAAAGGAAAGCACTCGTAAATCTTTAGACATTCCTGTGAACGAAGATCCTAGAGTTATGGCTACACAAGCTTATGACCACTTCTATAAGCTATCTAAAAAGAGTGTAAAAAACTTAGATAGTATGGACAATCCAACTAAGACTTTTATAGTTTCAACTGCATGGAACACTAACATGGTGTTTGGCAGTGCTAAGAGAATAGCGGAAGCAAAAGACTTTAAATTAGCGGATGTCAAAGAGTATGTTAGTAATATACGAACTGGTCAGAAGAACTTGGCAGGACTGGGGAATAGAAGGGCTAAGGATTATAATATATTAGCAGAGAATAGAGGGTGGCCTACGATTGACAAGGTTGAGTGGACTACTGAAGGGGGAACATTTCATTTCTCCGATGGTAATACCGCCAAAATAAATAAAAACGTAGAGCCTACTAAAACACCTGTGATTAATTTATAACTTTAAACTAAAGAGACTTTAATATGACTGATACAATTAATATTGGAGCATGAGGAGGATACTAAGTGAAGGTTTTAGTACTAACGATTACCTTATTACTGGCTAGTTGTACCCCTCTAGACTTCGTTAAGACTGCACTAGGAGGTGGCTCCGGCCCCTCCTTGGAAGTTGAGACTACCGTAGGGGATAAGAAGCAAGAAATACAAATGGGTGATGAGGTTACAGCAGAGACTGTAGAGATTCACAATGAATTAGACTATTGGCTGTTAATCATTGCAATAGTGGGGTGGGTTGCTCCTACACCACAGGATATGGCTAAGGCGGTTTTGGAGAGGTTCAGTAAATGACAATCAGGTATATAGACGAGCAAGCTCTCGTTAACTCTGCTACATACGATCTAGTAAGTAGGACTACAGGAAGCGGTTCTGATAACTGTTATGCTACTTTGGGGGATGCCTATGCTGATGCGGTAGACGGTGTTGATGAGATACGTTGGAGGGAAGGCGACTACGCTGAGGCCACTAACACTATTATAACCAAAGCTTTGTCGATTGGGCCGTATGGTGACGAAACTGTAACGCTTACGGCTAATACAGGGGCTACGCAGTTCCTGACATTAAATGCGGCAGTAATTGTTGACATAGGGGCTAACGACTTTACCTTGATTGGCGGTACAGGCGTTTCAGCTTCTGACAACATGGTGTGGTTTAGAGAACCCGCTGTTTCTATAGTATCGGGCGGTGGTAAATTGTATTTAAAAAGCCCTGCCGGTAACTTAGTAAGAGGTCCGCTGTCTGGGGCTGGGACTGTTAGTCTTTCTAACTTAAAGCTAGGTACTAGTACCTCTATGTGTTATTCCAGCCAAGCGTCCGCTTTAATACTAGATGGCGTAGAAATTGTGGACGGAGCTAACCTTGAGATCAGGTCTGTCAGTACTGACCTTGCTCTGGTCTTGAATGACCCTGTTTGCCTATATACCATTAATGGGCCATACATAAATAACCTAAGCACAAGCTCTACAGTGGTCGTTAATGATCCTTATTTTATCGGCTGTTCTGCGGGAACTACTAATGCTTCTGCGGAAATAGAGAATTCTAATGCAACTGCGGGTAGCATAAGTATTAATAAGGTTTCTAAGGAGTCTCCTATCGTACAGCCCTGTGTTACTAACAGACAGGGGTGGATAACCTACGGGGGTAATATAGTACTAGGAGCTGGCGTTAAGACTACTGAGGCGGTTAGCGGTCTTGGTGAAGGTGAAGGAAAAATGTCGTTAATGTTCTTTGATAGCTCGATGGCTACCGATGGACATACTGCGGGCTACATCACTGCGTCCCAGAATAACGGGAATGCGCCCCTTTCCTATTACCCTGACGATGCCTTAAATTTAGGGGTTGTTAGTGCTTTAACTGATGGATGCCAAGATTGGGTTGATGCTGGTTTAGAGTTAGGCACAGCGGGACTTAGTGGGACAGACGACTGGAGCGAAACAACTTTACCTTTTTACTTTGAGTATACAGGTGCCGGTGTGGGAGAGATTGTAGTATCCGCTAGTGGCACACAGTGGGAAGTATTCGAGAACCGTTTATCGGTTGTTGTTTATAATACGGATGCCGGAGAGAGTGAAGAGTTTTTAAATAAGTTCACTACAGGAGTGCTTCGGAAAATAGATGCACTTGCAAATTGGTCAGTCCTCCCAAGTGATCTAGGTACGTTAGCAAATGCGGGCTGGGATGACACCTATACAACTATCATCACAACTAACGGCACTTACACAGCACCAGCAACAATGGGTCCGCTTACTCCAGAAATGCCTATTAACTCACAGGTTAGGTTTGATTTAGACATTGACGGAGCTAGGGCTTTACACGGACAACATTTAAGCGAAGAACCTAAATCCATATTGTTTTACGCTTCAGGTAATACGGAGCTAACGGCATATCATGGGTATGCTCAAGCGGCTGGTTATACTTCTACCGTGTCCCAATACACCAACAATGGCGTGATTCCGTTAAGACAGCCGATTGGAAGTGATGCGATAAAATATCAAAGATCTTTTAAACTTGAGGATACAAATAACCTATTCAAAGGTGATGTAGCTGCATATAACCTACTATCCGCTGCCCAAAAAGAGGCACAGATTCGGGAATCAATGGATGTCTTATCCACCTACTGTAAAGCTATTGGGGGCTACTTTCCTATACAGTTCACCCATTTCCCTGCGGGGGGTGCAATATTCACGGGGGATGAAATAGACTGGATACTCAGTCAAGGAATATCCAACGGGATTAGTTTTGTAACCTTGTCGGAAATAACGGCAGCGGGAGGGACGCTTGTAGCATTCAACGATGCCATGTACGCGCATATGAAAGGATTGAGTGTGGATGGATCGACCAGCGACATGAGAGCGGAGTTGCTTGCTTCTTTGCCTTACCGTACCAACGATGACCTGCATGGATACCTATACGGTTTAGGGTACAGAGGTTCCTTAACAGACATGCGTTACGCGGCGATAAAGGCGGGGGACTTGACCTTATGAAGAACTCGGATCTATTCGCCTTAGAGACAGTCGTAATGGCTATCTTGTTAAGTATCGGTTCTTGGACAGCTCTAGAGTCTGTTTCTCACGGAGAAGCTATAGCAGCCTTCCAAGTGGAGCATAAATCTAACAACCATACAAAGGAAGTTGTTGAACAAATGGTACAGAGTGTTGTGAGGCTAGAGGAAGGGCAAAAGCACCTGATGACAAACATGGAAGATAATGGGGAGAGGCTTAAGGAGTTGACTAAGGCAGTCAATAAGCTAAAGTAGGAAGGATAAGGGCTGGCCAGAGAGATCTGACCGGCCCTTTTTAGTTTTACTGAAGGGTATCTGTAGCGGAGCCTGCGCCCGCTTCTAGAGCTACTTTTTCCTTGTGCAGCGCCTTCTGTTCAGAATACCATTCACCCAAGCCTTCCGTAGCAAGGATCTCTTCATCCGTAAGAGGGACACGAGTTAACGAATCCCCTTCATGCATCTTGTACACTTCAGAGCGACCGTCAAAGAAGTCAGCTGATACTACACCAGTGTCGCTGATACGTAACTGGACACAGCCCGTGTAGTCCTTTACCGTATCTTCTATTCTGTTATGGGTGTTGCCTTCATATTCATATTCTTCACGAGTAATTGATACTTTATACATATTTTATTTCCTTAGTTAGATTCCACATACGCCGCTAGCACACGCTGCGTCGCCATTCTCTTCAAATACCATACCTTCACTTTCTTTAGCTTCAGCGTAAGGTACAACGTTTAACGGTTGACCACCTCGACTTCCGTCAGGATAGAACGTTAACCCACGTAACCGTGGTGAGTATTTAGCGATGATGTTAGCCATCTCCTCTACCCTATCTTCGCAGTTAACTTCTGTACCCCAAGCAGGTAAGTTCAAAGTAGAACTGATCGCCATGTCCACATAGTCCTGTACGTCTGCTTGGAAAGCAATACGTCTCTCAGGATCTTCGGCCATCGTACCAGCTGTGTCAATATTATCAGGGTCTACATTGTATTGGTCAATCATCAGCTGGGCTGTTGAGTCTACCACATACTCGTATTTCCATTGGTCTCCGCCAACAAGGTAACGACGCTTGTAGGCAACGGCGAACAACGGCTCGATTCCGGTGGTTGTACCGGCAAGGATTCCGATTGTTCCTGTTGGTGCAATGGCTCGATAAGCAACAGGACGATTAATACCGATATAGTCACAGAGTAAATTCGCAGCACGTTCAGACTCAGATTGGTAGACCTCCAACCATTCCCGCAGTTCTTCACACATCCCATACTTATACCCTCTCTTTAATAACCATTCATGTATTCCCATCAGTCCTAGCCCCAGACGGCGGTTCTTATCGCGTATCTCGTGGATCTTATGGGAAGGTAAGTCTGCTTCTAACGTCCCGCAGACAAGGAACATGGAGCTTACACGCACTATCTCTTTAAACTCTTCGATAGTCGCGATGTTGCCCATGTTTATCGAACCTAAGTTACAACAGTCTGAGTCATCCGCTGATACCACCTCACAACAAGCATTTCTTAGCGTCTCGTTAACGAACTCAAAGAAGTTGAAGCTGAATCCGGGTTCCCCGTTCTTCATGGCCCATCGTACATTCTCCATGAATGTATCAGGAATGTTTACTATAGGTAACATATAGATGCCATACAGCCCTTCTGTAGAGTATATGTCACACAACTCCTCGAACGTCATGTCGTATACTTCCGACAAGAAGTCGTTGTCATAGTTCAACGAGATATTCGTCATGTCCAGAGGGGCAGCTGCGTTGTAGTTACCTTCCTTAATCTCTTTCCAAGACATGTCGTCTACTGGGCCATTGTTCTCCCAATCTTTCTCCACAAGGAAGGCAGAAGCGTCGGCGTGTTTCCAGTTTAAGGATGCGTATATAGCAGATCGTCTAGACCCACCTTGCATGACATTTCTTCCCAACTCATTGATGGTGTGCATGAGAGGGATAGGACCACTTGCTGTACCTCCGGTACGTCCGAGAGGCGCTCCTCTAGGCCGGAACACGCTGTAATCAATCCCAATACCCCCGCCTGACATAAGACAATCAGATGCCCTACGAGACAGTCTGCCCCATTCTTCACGAGTATCCTCCTCCCCTTTTAATAGGAAACAATTATTGTAGAACCGTGCCTTACGGCCAGCATAGTAGATGTACCTGCCGCCGGGAAGGAACTTGAAGGCCCGTATAGCGTCATACAAGTCTCCTCGATCCTTAACATTCAAGTGGTTATGGGTTACGTCATCGACAATATCGCCAGCTTTTTCTTTCCAAGTTTGGCCGGGGAATGTAGCATACTTGTGTTGAAAGATGTTCTCAGCAAACCCGTTCTTAAACTCACTCAAAATGGCACCTCCAGTGCTTCTAGTTCTATTAATAGATCAACATAGTGTTTGATCTTCTTTAAGTCTTCTAAGCCGTTCTTATTCCGCCATCGACAAGCATACTTAACTATGTTAGCTTCACAGTAAGGTAAGTTGTTTTTGGTAATGAACTCGATCGGCTGTATAGGGAAGTCTTTGTAGTGACTCCCCCCTTCCTGCGTATCTAATGCTTTCATAACTCCTCCAAATGGTTATCGGCGCTTGCATATAGTGCTCTCTCCAAGATCATAGAGACTTTCATCCCTATCGCTCCTCCAATAGCGGCACCCAATGCATACGGTACTATTAAGGCAGTGTCCCAAGCATCTATGTCCATCTGTCGGAAACATATAAACCATGCTATGTTTCCTACGAATGTGGCTGTGAATGCGTAAGAAAAGTGATCTCGGTTACGTGCTCTTGAAGCCACAGCAAACGTGATTGTTTGAAATAGCGCTAAAGTAAATACTAATAACATAATTACCCCAACGCTAAGTTAGTTCCTTCACTGTATACGATGTATAACCTGAAGCCTGTGTAAGCCATTAAAGACAGAACAGCGCTAAGGAATACCGTATCATATACAGCCCTCTCTTTTCTACTGATTAAACTCATGCATCTTCCCCTAAGTCCATGTAGTTAACATAAGGCTCGCCTTCTATTACTACCCCGCAACCGATAATAGGTTTACGTAAGAAGTGTTTGCCGTAGGCCATTGCCATAGAGTCTACATCTACCCCACAGCCTACAGCCATCCCCCAAACAAGGCGGTGTTGGCTAGCACTAGCAGAGATACCGCAGTTCCCGTGGGCGTGTCCTGTAACAGTTCTACACATACGTTGTTCAGCATCCCTTCGGAAACCGTTGACGCCGTTAGCTGTATATCCATGATGGTATAGCACCCCGTCAATAGTAACTGTATCTACAATCTCCCAACCTTTTGGCATGTCGTACACTTCTTGCAAAGGACGCATCCATACTTCGGCGTCCATGCCGAGCTTCTTCAGCTGTCTAGCTGGGATAAGGTCATGGTTACCATTACACAGTTGTAGCTTAGGGAATGCCTCATACCAAGGCTGTAGTCGCTCTCTCGCGTCCTCCAGCTCCCCGTTGATGCCCTTAAGCATAGGCTCTGAGTCATGGAAAGACAAAGCATGGTGGTCGATTAGATCTCCAATGTGGACGATCCGATCACAGTCCCACGCTTCAAACGTCTCCTGACAAAACTCTAAGTAGCCGTCTAAACAGTACGGCTCGTGTGTATCTCCAATAATACCAACTCTTGCCATTGTTACTTTCTCCCGTCAGGTAGTGAAAAGAAGGTACGGTGTGTATGCCTCGCAGCATCTTGATTGAAACCCCATGTTTCTTGCATGTCAAACTCTATGTCTTCAACATCCATAAGAACACAGGTTTGGTCACAGATGGTAGGATTCTTAATCCCTGCCCACCGTGTTTTAAGCTCCCGCATCTCCTCATGGAGCTTGTTAAGTTTTTTGATCGCGGCCTCATCCAAACCTTGTCTCTCCGCAAGTGCTAGGTTAATATAGTTTGTCTCTTCATGTTCCATTACGCCATCCCCGCTATTTTCGCTAACTCTCGTACAGCATTAAGTTTATCAGGCATTGTCAGCATGTGACAATACTCCTTAACATCCTCCTTACCTAAGTCCGTATTAATATTACGCATGGCTACCGCTCTGTTGTAAGCCTGTAGCTCTTTATTTTCTACATCATCAAACATCGAGTAGCCTTTATAGTTTCTTGTTTCGCTCATCTTGTTTCCTCTTAGTGGCTATAGCTCTTTCTTCGGCTGTCTTGGTTTCGTGACAAGCGTAACACAAGGCATCAAACTCATCCAGATTTACAAAAGCTCTGGCTATGACTTCATCCCATGTACGTCTACCTACGGCTGGGTCTATAATAGGGTTACGGTGGTCGGCATATATGTTCTTAACCTTCTTCCATACGCCGGGCTTGGTTTTAAGCTCCCGTTTAATACTTGCGGGAACTTCTTTACCACACCCGTCACATTTATACCAACCACGCCGGACTCTAGCACGCTTAATACATTCGTGTCTTGGTCCCCACTTGGTCAGCCCTTGGCGTATCAACCCTTTAATAAAACTGTCCATACGCCCTTGTGTCCATTCTCCGTCGTTGTAGGGCTTATCACTCATCCTCTTCCTCGCCATCTAGTTCCCAATAACACCACCCACACCTTACTACCCGTTCTTCGTCAACAGACCAGAACGGGCAATCACATTCAGGGCAGCACAGGGCCTCCGCCTCTGGGGGTACACGCGGCTTGAATTTAAGCACATTATCGTCATCTTTTTTACCATCTTCCTCGTCCATATTAGATCCTATTTATCTATATAGTCGTATATTAAGCGGTAGCTGTTCTCTAAGACGTCAGCGGCTTTAACACAGGCACTTGCGAACTCTCGCATCTCTACCATATCTAGCTTAACGCCGTAGTTCATGTGGTCTTTAAAGTTAACTGTAATCTCCCCATTAGATTCAATAGTTACACTGTCTTGTGGGTCGAGGCTACAGCTGGCTTCGTACAATACTTCGGTTTCTTCCATATTACTCTCCTATCGGTGGAACCCACATAACGGGGTTACCTTCTTTATCTAGCTCCCTGACCATCCACAATAGATAAGCTTGCTCTAGAAGCTCCTCTAAGGCGTTCTCAGGGTACTTCTCTTCATACAACTCATATACAGCCTTGTACATTTCAAGCTCTGTGTCGAGAGTATTTAACGTCTCATACGCCTTACGTGGACCAGCCCTCGGTACACCGGGAATATTATCTACTGAATCTCCTACTATTAACTGATAATAAAATAAACTGTATCCGGTACAGTCGCACCTAACAAGCTGCGGAGATCCGTCCTTGTATGTCTTCGTCTTATGGTACTTAGGAACGATCTCACCCTTCCCTTGCACAAAGTAAGGCTCCTTCTCGCCGATATGCTCACCGACAGGCCAACTATAATGCCAACCGGGCACCATACGTAAGTCTTTATCGTTGGTGCAGATTATAGTTCCACATGTTAGAGCATCCTTCTCCTCTAGCTCCAGCCCCATAGCACCTTTCCAAGTAGCGACTCGATCAGATGTCTGCTCAATAGCCATAGCATCATCCGCTTCCATACCTTCTACGACTTGGGCACCCCAACTGTCGATAAGGTAGGTCGTGATGTCGTTATATAACAACGGTTTCTCTTCTTTGCGCGACCCTTTATAGACCTTCTTCTTAGCAATTTTCTCACGGAAGTTTCCTTTACCTGTTAAATATAACAAAGGGTATCCCGTAGCACCGCTGTTCTTCATAACGCTTTTGATGAACATGTTAACAGAGTGTTTCCATGACCCCTCATCGGCTACCGTTATCGTTCCGTCCTCCTCTTTCTTCTGGCAAGCAAAAGCTAGGGCGTACCTAATCATGTCAGCGTCTACTAAAGCCTTCACAGTTCTTCCTCCATCAGCGTGAACACACCCTTGGCGGTTTCAGTCATACCTTTGCCTATATACTTAGCTTTTAGGTTGCCGCCTTTATACAATGCGTCTGTGTCAACAGTCCTGACATCACCTTCAGGGTTTATCTGTGTGGATCTTCCACCCCAGATTATGTCTGTAGTGCGCCATAGTTCTTTAATACACGGGGAAGTGGCAGGCTGCCCAATATGGGCAACCCTCTCATCAGTAAACCGATCGTTCCACTCCTTAGCTTCTAGCTTAGTAGGGATTGTCTGCATCTTTACCGCCTTCCGTTAAAGGGGCTTCAGGAACTGCTTCCGGCGCTTTATCAGCTTTCTCAGGAGCTGTGCCCCCTTTCAAGGCAGTGTATAAAGGCATTCCTTGGTAGTTATTAGCTTTCTTGATCTCATCCTGTAACCACTGAGGCAGGTCGTTAAACACCGCCGCATCTACCGCATCGTCTTCAGGATCGAAGAAGAGGGCGGGGTTAACCAAGTCAGGCTGTGTATAGCCCGGCATATTAGCCGCTGGTGTAACACCCTTGACGTCGTTGAAGGTACGGCCTGCGTGGGCACCTTCCTTCACGGTACGGGACTTCATAGTAAGCTGTACCGCTGTACCTAGCAGGGTGCTATCCCAGACATACTCGTTCAAGCTAGTAACTCCGGGACGGTAAGCCTTGAATCGCTTAGTGCTTGTGGCTAAGTCAAGACTAGCCGCCTTGAACGGGATAGTCTCTGACTCCCAACGAGGCTTATCCTCTACCTCGTTACCTTCTTCATCGGCCATAAACTCGTGTGATAACTCATACGTAATACGTACTGAGTCACATGGGGGTTTAGGCTGGCCTTGATAAGCCCGCTGCTCTTGTACTCCTAAGAATACAATTTGAACGATACGAGCGGGGAAAGCTCCGTCAAGGGCTTTCTGTTCTACTTTGTTACCAGTCGGTGCTGGTGCGTTATTAGCATTACGTGCCATATTTATCTCCTAGTGTATTTCATACCAATTTTTACCTACTTCCGCGTCCCCAACTTGAGGACAGTGGTCTAGCTTAAAGAACGTACCGGCATCAACAATAGCTTGCTCTGCCATCTGCTTGATCTTGTCAGCATGTTCCTCTTCACACTCAATAGTGTATTCATCGTGATACCAACAAACATACGCCCAATCTTTGCCCCATTCAAACCCTGCTGCTAGCAAGCGTTTATAGAGCATGACATAAGCGGCAGCCATTGTTATAGCCTCGTCGGACTGGAGTACGTATACAAGAATCGCGTGTTCAGATTCGATGAAGACAGGTCTTCCATCCAACCCTCTAATCCATCCGTTCTTATATCTTTTACGTCCCCACTTCTCTTCTACATGAGCGTTACCTCTCCATTCATCAGACAGTCTTTCAACCAAAGCGGCCTGTGCAGGGAAGACTTTCTCTAATTCCTTGCGGATAGACATCCCTGCGTCTTCGCCCCCTCCACCCATCTCTCCGAGTTTCCCGTCAGACGCCCCAAACTTCCAACCGAAGTTGTAGTTCTTCGCCTTTCCTCGGACCACTGGAGCGAGTCCATGAGCTTTGTGGGCAATATTTACCGCCTTCATAGCAAGAGAATGGCCGTCAGTGCCTAACGCCTTGTCTCCGTTAAGCAGCATGTCGGTAAACTCTTGGTTCTTAGCCCTCTGTGCAAGCATACGGTCTTGACAACCCCCTGCATCACAGCCTATTAGCACCCTTCCTTCCGGTGCGATGAAGCATTTACGCATCCACTTCCCGAAGAAAGTGTCTACGTTCGGCACATTAGCGATGTTGGCATGTCTCGCTCTCCCTGTGTTCGCCAACCCTGATACTCTACTCTCAAGTCTCCCGTCAGGGCGAGTACGTGACATCCACCCCTTTATGGTCGAGTGTCTATCCTTGAACACTACGTATCTAGCTAATGATTTACCAATCTTTCCTGTAACACCCTCGAACGGATCGTCCGAGTTTAACTTAGGGCCAGTTCTCTCTCCTGTCTTCTTACTTTTGTTCCAGACCGCAGGTATCCAACCTATCGAGAGAAGATAGTCTTTAACTTCCCTGTCCTTGTCCATAGATACGTGACGGAACTGTACACGACTGTGGGGACCGGCTATTAGGTGAACGTCATCTCCCCAGTACTTGACTACGTGGGCGTTAGGCTTACCTGACTTAAGGAACGGGGATTTGATATAACTGTATATCCCAGCCTTCTTAGTCTCCTTCACCTCCAATACCATAGGAAGTGTAGGGGTTATAGCACCACGCAGGTTATCCATCCATTTAGTTAAAAAGTATTGGCAACGGTCCATATGTTCCCTGTCAACTAACCAGCCGTACTCTTCCTGTCGTTGGAGTACCTCGAATAGCTTAAAGTTCAACAGCCATGCGGGCCGCCATTCAAACCCTCTAGCTTCTTGCATCAACTCCTTATATATCAAGTGCTGTATCTCTACATCCTCGCTACAGCGGTGCATCATCTCTGGTGTGTATTGCGACCAGTCCTCAATCTCCGGCTTCCACCGACCGAAACGGTAACCCCAAGCTTCTACGCTATGTGGCCCAGCTGCTGATTGCATCCCCCAAGGACGGGGACGATCAGGGAACTGAAGTCTTGACATAATAAGCGTGTCAACTTTCTTACCTTTGAACTCATAGCCGTACAGTCTTCTTAGCAGGGGCCAATCGTAGCCTATCCCGTTGTGCATTATGAGCACATCAACGGTGTCCATAAACTGTAGCATTGCTATAATTTCAGTATTCTTAAACTTAAACACCTCTTCAGTGTTAATGTCTTTGAACACCCCGCAGTGGACAACCGTAGCTTCTTGTAGTAGACCATTGGCTTCTAAGTCAGCTACGCATACTTTCAAAACAACCTCCTATAGATATGTTTCTATGTGTACTCAAATTCCTTAATAAAAGAACCACAGATCTGGCTAACCCTTTGCGGGGTGATACCTAACTCTTCAGCAATCTGCCTGTTTTTCTGGCTATAGACCAGACTCCGTGTTAACACTTTACGTTTCTTTTCGCTAGGGACTATATCAATTAGCTCCACCAAGTGCCTAGACTCTTCCTCCGCCTCCAAAACGGCCTCTGGCCCGCTGTCCTCCTCAAACTGTTGGGCGGATACTAAACCAGATTCTATAATCTCGTCCTTAACACCTATACGGACGTTCTTCCGATACAGGTCATACGCTCTAGACTTAAGGGCTGTAGTAAAGAAGTTAGGTATCTTATCTTCCTCCGTCAAAGCCCCTGTAGTAACTTGCCGTAGAACAGTAATGACTGCCTCTGACACAACTTCCTCCGCGTCATCAGGGTTATCAAGACGGGAACGTGCTCTCTTCACCAATGCCTTGTAGTTCTTTTCGTAATATTCAGCTACCTTGTCCTTCATTTCTCCTCCGGTGCTTCCGCCTCTAATAAATTTAACCAGTCCTCACAGTCATCTAATAAGTCAACCAGTCCCTCTTCGTCAAGTTGTCGGTATATACCTGAAGTATTGTGACTAAGGCGATAAGAATCTTTGTGGCATTTATATATTGATCCACTGTTTCCATAAAACAGCCAATAGTTACCATCAAGTTCTACCTTAATGATACCACTGTTTAAACGCCAATAGTCCCCATCAAGGTAACCTCCACTCCAGCCCCCTAAAACTTTAAAAAGGCCTGTCTCTTTAACTTTAATTATAACCCAATTGTTTGGTGTGTATTTTGAGCTGTTCATTTATTCCTCTAGTCAGTTTTGTGTATTTACTATAGAGTCCTCCCTTAAAATTTAGTGTTATTTAAATGAGCACCTCTTAGGTCAGCACCTCTTAGGTCAGCACCCATCATGTAGGCACCTATTTGGTCAGCACTTCTTAGGTCAGCACCAGTCAGGTCGGCACCTTTTAGGTTGGCACCTCTCAGGTCAGCACTTCTTAGGTAAGCATTAATTAGATCAGCATCAGTTAGGTCAGCACCTATTAGGTTGGTATCCCGTAGGTTGGCATAACTTAGGTCAACACCACTTAGGTCAACACCACTTAGGTCAGCACTTCTTAGGTAAGCACCTATTAGTTCGGCACCTCTTAGGTAAGCATCACTTAGGTCAGCACCTCTTAGGTCAACACTTCTTAGGTCAGCACCAGTTAGGTAGGTACCACTTAGATTAGCATCCATTAGGTTGGCATAACTTAAGTTGACATCTCTCAGGTCAGCACCACTTAGGTCGGCACCACTTAGGTCAGCAC